GCAATGAATTCATCCCCTATATCATCACCGATATTTGCCAATTTCCCGAACATTTCAGCGGTTTTGAACCTATCGCCCAATTCTTTCAAATCAAGGGAAGCAATATTTTCTTCCCCCAATAAGTTTTGAACCATTGAAAGAAAGGTACTTTTACCGTTGGATTTATCCCCGGTCAGAATGAAGGCTTTGCCTAATTCGTTTCTGCGATAGAAGCAATATCCAATAGCTTCTTCAAGCAACGCCCTTATTGCCGGATCGTTGCAAGCGATTTTGTCAAGGGTCTTATCTGCCAATTCGGAATATGCTTCCGGGTTGTAATTCCACCTGATTTTATTTGTGATAATGTGTTCCGGGGTAAACTCCACGAAAGAATCATCTACAATGTTATATAGCCCATTCGCAAAGGCGATCAGGTTCGCATCTTCCGCTTTCGTGTTTTCCCTGATAAGAATTTCAAGGTACGCAAGAACTTCTGTTCTTTTGGCTCTGTTTAGCTGCGGAATGTGCTTTATCATTTCAGCTTCTATTTCCGAATACCCGGAAACATAGATACCATTTTTGTAAATGTGTAGCTGATTATTGATCTTCACAATATGGTTGTTATTCTTCAAAAAGGTTGCGAACTTATCAAATAGAAAAGTTGAACCCATGAAGAAAACAGGTTTTTTGAAGGCATCATCACGAAGAATTGTTTCAATTTCATCTTCTGAAAGGGGAACTTTCAGCACAAATTTATTGATTATCCTGATTGTTTCCCTTGCTTCTTCAACGCTGAAATCATTGCTTTGTAAGGTCAAAATATAATTGAACAGGCTTTGATTTCTGCCGTCCCCCGTTTCCATGTTCAGGAACTCCATGTTCGACTTTACCGGGTGAAGCCAACGGGGAAGTGGTTGTGCTTCTTCATTTTCCGTTGTGTCGTAAAGAATTTCCCTTTGCTTCCCGTCATATTTCAACACTTCATAAGAATTCCGTGTACCGATTTTAATATCAGCGGTCAAACCTATTGCCAGTTTGCAGCCTGTTTTATTGGTTGGTACTCCGCTGTTCTTGAATAGAAAATGCTTGCCCCTACTGGTTTTATAAACCCTGCAAGTCAAGGCATATTCTTTGATTACCTCGAACAGTATTTCAGAAGTTTCAGAATCATCAATATCAATTAGAATTGTGTCCGCCGCTAATATTCCGGCGTATTCCGGCAATGACTGAACCTGTTCAAAGGTTTTGAAATCCGTTCTGCCCTTGAATTTCTCTATGCACTTTTTATTTTTGGTTTCAACAAAACCTTTGAAGAACAATTCCAATCACCGCCTTACATGAAATATTTGCAACAAAATTCTGTTGGATCAATGATTTCTGCCGCTTCATCTGCATTTTCATCAATCGCATTTTGTAATGCTGTGGTAACAGCTTCATCAATGCTTTCTGTCCAGTTTGCTTTTGCTACTTCCAGTTCTTCAAAGAAGGCTTGCATGAATTCCTTTGCTTTCTTTTTTGAAAGTGAACTTTCAAGATTGCGCTGTAATGTGGAAAATTCCCTTTCGGCGAACCCTTCTTTTATGGCTTCACTGATAACGCCTTCTTCTGCGTAATATCGAATATCCGTTTCCCCGCCGCTTTTGAAGGTCTTTCCGTGAAGGCATTTTCCTTTCTCGAACCAATGACACCAACGGCAATTTTTATATAAATCTTCTGTCATACTATCACCCCAAAATCTGATAATCTTTTATTTGCAAGGTCTATATACCATTGCTTATCTAACTTTTCAGGTACTTCAACCCCGTTCACTTCATCGTTGAATATGAAGCAATGTTCCGGGGAATTCGGGATTTTTGCGGGTCTGTTGGTTGTCGCATGAACCTTTTTCACCCCGGAATCGGAAGGGTTCTTTGAAGCAAATACCCTGATGCACTTTTCTTTGATAACCTTGTTTCCGTGAAGAATGTGCGTATATTTTCCGCTGATTTTAGAAACAAGCTGAAATTCCTTCAAATCGTTACATTCTAAAACGGTTCTTCTTACGGGAACACCATGCACCATATATTCAACCAATGCTTTGTTGACAATCGGCAAATCGTAATCAAGGGAAGATAATTCTTTCACATACGCCCCTTTTGACTTCCAATGCCCCCACGAATCAATGATAATGTAGTTGTTTACATCCTTTTGGTAGATTTCCCGGTATTCGTCAAATTCAAGGTTCAACCCGGTTCTAACTTCCCATTCGTGGGCTATATCATCAATCAGGCTGTACCAAACATCTTCTGCACTGTCTACCCCTGCACCCGGTACATTGTCCGGCATCTTTATCAAAACGCCATCTGTATTTGATTGAATAATTTCCGCATAAGGTTCAAGGCGTTCAATCAAATCCAGTAATAGCAACTGCCCGTAAACACAAACCCTGTTCGCCTGTAACGGATCATAAAGGGCATTGTTTTTGTCCTTCATTACTCCATAGGTTGAATTTAACACCAACTTCAAGGGGGCTTGCAGCGGGTTCTTTTCCGCTTTGTATTTCAATCTTTGGTTGTAGATTTCAACAAACTTTTGCGGATCGGCAATATTCCGGCTGTGAAGGTTGTATTGCACCATCAACGAAGGATAAAGGGAAGCAACATCCATATTCAGAAAGTAACCTTTCCCGTGGTACTTTGGAATTGCCCCATGAACACCGCCCCATCCAAATTGGTGTGGAACTCCGGCAACCATAATATCAAGCTGATTTTTCTTCCCGTTTTTTTGATAACAGCGGTTTTCAGGGTTTTCATACCATTCAACCACTTTTGAATACTTTTCAATTCGCATTGAACACGGAAAATCAATGTCAAATTCATCGTCCCGGTCAATATCACGGCGGGCATCAAGAATAATTGCTGAAAGCTGCGGTTTAGTTTTGCTTATCAGCGACATATCAAGGGGCTTTCCTTGACAAGCCAATTTCACAAGCCCAATATGGGCTTCAAAATCTTTTTTCCTTTGCAGAAAAACTTGAATCGTTTGTTCAACATCGTGTTTACAATATTTCACGGTTTCAGCAAGTTCTTCTTCTGTCAGTTTGCGGTCAATATCAAAAGGAACAGAAGTTTCCTTGATATTGTTTCCCATGAATCCTTCAAAAGACTTCAAGCCCCTATCAATGTTCATCATTACATCGTAATTATTCAAAGGGTATTGGTTGAAAAGGCTACTGAACTTCCAACCGGGATTTCCTTTTACAATGATATAATCATTCACTTTTTTAGGGTCAAACCCGCAAAGGATAGCTTTTAGAATGTATTGGTCATAGTGGCGGCTGTTAAAACCACACCATATTTCCCTCATATTTGCCTTATATAAGGCTTCAAGTTCTTCCGGGGAATTGATTATTACATGGGTTTTCTTTGCGGTCATATCCATTACCACAACAAGCCAGTCATACTTGAAAACCTCGAAATCATAAAACAGCACTTGTTTCATCACTCCTTTCTGAAAGTTGAACGGGGTTGCAACCGTTCCCCCGCATTACCGGGGCAAAATGCCCCGTTGCTCTGCGTTTAATCTTCCAGTACATAAACTTCCTTGATCTCAAATTCGTTGTAGCCTTTGCTGTTTTCTCTGTAATCAAGGGAATATTCAAAGTTGTTGTCAATGGCTTCCGCAATATCCATAATCATATTGCCGTACTGGTTGTAGGTCTTGAACTGAACATCAATCGGTTCATCCATTTCTGCAACCAATGCACGAAGAAGTTCGTTTGCAATGTGAATTTGAAATCCCTGCGTTACTACCTGATTCATAAAGATCAGGCTGCCCTTGTACTCGCCTTCAACGATTTTGAACCAACAAGTAACCATCGGATCGCCCTTTTTACTCTTTGTCAGTTCAAGTTTGTTGACTGCAACCTCGTATGTATCATGCGGAACATCACGCCTACCGCCATTTTCGGCGGCTTCTTCAACATCCTTTGCAAGTCCTTCCGTATCAATCGCCTTGTCGAATTCGTCCCAAATGTTAGCCATAATTTTTCACCTTTTAACCTTTCTGTTTTAGTGTGTTTTTGCGGTCAAGATACCCTTAACCAATTCAAAAGCCTGTGCCTGTGTAAATCCAACATCCACATAGGCATCATAAAGCTGTTTCGCTGTGGAAGCAGATTTCTTTGCCATAGCTGCCAGATCAGCATTGAAGGGGTTTGGCTGCCCTTGTTTCGCTTTTTTCAACATATCCCCAATATCCGGCGTTCCTTTTTCGTTGGAATCAAGAATTGCACCCATAATTCCAAGCCCTAACAATGCGCCCAGCGCATCCATATCTTTGTTGTTCGGCAT